CAACTAAAAACGCTTTCATCTGCTCCCTCTTTCCGGCCGCGTCGGCATAGCGGCCCGTCTACTTCGCCCGCATCAGCCGCTTGAGCACGGCCGCCTGATTCTTTCCCGCCCGCCCATCACTGGGCGTCTGCGACATCACGTAGCGCCGCCCATTCGGCAACCGCCACACCTGATGATTCTTCTGGCGCACCAGCACGGCGCCGGCGCGCTTGAGTTGGTCGAGGATGGTCATGTATCCGCCCGCCAAATCCGCACCACGGCCCCGCTGTTGATTCCCAGCCCGGTAGCCCCGGCGTAAACCTTCCCCGTCTCCACGTACTCCACCACCCGCGCATCGTCCGCCCAAGCACCGCCCGTGGTCAGAGCGTCCTCGGTCGAGCGGATCAGCTTGGAGAGATCCGGCTTTCGGTCATGCAGCGCCGTGCGCTTACGAGACTTCGGACGCGGGAAGATGAACACCATCTGGCACCGCACCGGCCCGTCAATCGGCGGTCGTCCTGCCATCGCTTCACGCGCGGCCCAAGCCACGGAATCACGCCACGGTGCGACCTTCTTTGACGATTCGATCATGCGCCCGCCGCCTACGTGCCGCTTCGAGCCCTGCGGCCCCGGCAATCCCAGCACGACGACCTCGACGTCTGGCGGCCTCATGGCTTGCCCGTCTCTGCCATGCGAAAGGCAAAGCGTACCGCGTTCTCCCAGTACTCATAGTTGCCAAATAGCCTGTCGTCATACCAGACTTGCCATCGAATGTGGCCTATGAACATACGCACGCCCTTGACGGTGATTTTGTTCCGGTTCACTGCGCGCCTCCGCCCAGATATTCCGCGCTTTCAGCCCATCGGCGGAAGTGTGGCAGGGGTGACGCCCACACCTTAAAGCGCCCTCCAAACGGCTGGGAGCGAGTGTGGCCAATCCAGGCGCCACCAACGGCCTCGCACGGAGAATTACTGACCACCTTGCGCTTCTCTCCGTACTGGCCGCGCCACATATCGCCCGCCATAGGTGCCGCAATTGCCTCCGCTTTCGTTCTCATACTCCCTCCACCGCCGCCAACACCGCCAGCATCACGGCCTCGGACCAAACCCGCGCGTTGCCCTCAGCCTGCGCCTTCGTGATCGTATGCTTCAGCCGCACGCAAAACGTATGGCTCGCCGCGGTCCACCAGCCATCAACACACCACCCGTCCATCTGAATCGCCGCCAGCACCTCGCCCGCGTCAGAATGCGGCCAGTCTGGAACTATTCCGCCATCGACGCGGACGAGTCGCCCGCGGAACTCGAATACCTGCCACTCCATCACCCGCTCGGCGATTAAGCGGGATTCGGCGATGGTCCATTGGCGGGTCATGGTTGTGCCTCTTTACCGCGTTGCGCCCAATGCGGCTCCCATGTGTGCCCTGGATCGTCGTACTTGATGATAAACTTGGGCACCCAATAAGATCCGCCACCGTCCTCCCGGCTGCGAACTAGCGTCATCCACGCGCCAAGTTCGACACCTAGCGTATCAACGCTATCCTCTAGCCTTTGCAATTCAGCCGGGATGGCTTCCCAGTCTAAATAATGCCATTGAGGTTGATAGTAGATTCCTTTCGCCCTCCGCATGGCTTTGCAAATCCATGGAAACCCGGGGATAGGCTCACACGCACTGTATTCTTGCATCGCGCAACTCCTGCTCGATTAGAAACTCCTCCGCGAACCAGTCACCCATGCCCAACTCGGCCAGCGGGTGCCCGTCTTTTATGTACCGCGCCGCCGCTTCGCGCTGCTCGCGCTGGGCGGTGGCGATGGGATTGTCAGTCGATTGCATCGAATAACCCTCCCTGCGCGCCGGCGTATGCCTCCGCAGTTTCCAGGTGTTTGATCGCCGTCGTAAAGTACCCCGGCTTCAACTCGATTCCGATGAACTTGCGGCCCTCGTCCAGCGCGACGAATCCCTCAGAGCCAACGCCAGCGAACGGAGACAATACGACATCTCCGGGCGACGACCACAGTTCCAGGCACCGGCGAATCAACCCGAGCTGTAGCGGGCAGATGTGCTTCTCGTCCTTTTCGTCGCGGGCGATGCGGAAGTTCAGCACGTCCGTTTGGTCGATATCCCACCAGACCGGCTCCGCGTATCGCCGCCAAATCTCCACGCTGGTCCGCCCGTCGCGGCCTTTGCGGGCGTATTTCGAAGGGTGCTGGTCGGTTTCGCGCGGATCTTGCGCCTGGTCGCCAATGTATTGAGTAAACCCGTTCGGGCGCTCGATTGGCTTCGTGCTGAGATTGTCACCGGGCGGTGTTTTGCGGAACGCCAACACGTAGTCCGCCATGCCCTGCCGTATCTGCGAGGAGTCGCGCATCACGGTTTTATGGAGTAGCCCGTTGTTATTCGTGCGCTCGCGCTCGGTTACCGGGCACTTCCACACCGTCACGCGGCTATGGAACGTCCACCCGGCGCGCTCCATGGCGGCGATGCACTGACCGGGGAAGTCGCGTAGGCCGCTTGCGCCGTCACTGTTGCGGTACGTCGGCAAGTCTTTGACGTGCATCACACACAACCGGCCCGTCGTCGTCACTCGAAGTAGTTCCGGTGCGAGAAATCCGAAGTGCGCAAAGAACTCCTCGTCGCTCGCGCAGTTGCCCATATCGGCCTCTGAATCCGAATAGGTGTACAGGCTGGAAAACGGCGGCGAAAACACCGTCATATGTACCGACTCGTCGGGTATACCCTTGATAACTTCGCAGCAGTCGCCGTTGTAAAGCGCCCAGTTGCGGCCGTGCCGCTCGTCTAAAATGCTGAAATTCTCGACCATTAGATCCACCTCGGAAGATTCATTTGCTTTGTGCCGACGGCCGATGCAAGCTGGCGCCGCCCGGTACCGTTTTGAATTGCCGCCATCGCATGAACCATGGCCGCTTTCATCTCTTCGTGCTTTTTCTGCTTTTGTCGGATCGTTTTAAGGACAGGCCCTTCTGTCTCCGCAATGACCATGTAGGCGTCAACCGGCCGCGTCTGCCCAAACCTCCAGGACCGCCGCACGGCCTGATAGAACTGTTCGTATGAGTAGGAAAGGCCACAAAAGATGTGTTTATTGCAGTGCTGCCAGTTCATGCCGAAACCAGCGATTGACGGCTTCGTGACGATGCGCTGGAACGCGCCGTTAGTGAACCCCAGTAGCTTCTCCTCTTTCGCTTCCGTGCGCTCGTCACCACGCACCTCGATAGCGCCGTCGATTACGCGCATGAGCTCGTCAGCTTCATAGTTGGTGTTGCACCAGATGCACCACGGATCTGTGGAGTCGCCGATAATCTCCGCCACCCGTGCCGCTCGCGTCGGCGCCGTCAGCCGCATCTCCCGATGTAAGCCTGTCGCCGATACATCAGCCACCCGGAACAGTTGGCCATTGGCGTTGATGGATTGATCGACAGAGACGATCTCCTCATGGATATTGAGAGCGGGCATCACCCACCCGTCATCAGAAAACCCAAGGTCCGACGGCTTTTCCATGCACACTGACCAAGACGCCACCCAGCGCCAGTAGTCCGCCTCTGCGTGTCCTTTCAGCCGGTAGCCGCCCGCCTTCATGGTGTCGTTCAAGAACCACCGCATGAGCATCTGCCCGCCGCTCATAATGTCCAAGAACTCGGAGTGGTTGCCCAGTTCCATGTGGTCATTAGGCGACGGCGTAGCCGAGCAACACAGCTTATAGGGCGTGCTGGCGAACGAGTCTTGCAGGAGCCGCCGTGTTGCCCCGGTGAAGTTTTTGAGGATGCTCGATTCGTCCAAAACAACGGCGTCGAAGTGGCCAGCTTCGAAGTGCTTAAGCATGTCGTAGTTGGCGACGTTCACCCCGCGACGCACGTCCTTCTGGCTTCGGCACTGCGTGATTTCAACGCCGAATTTCGCGCCCTCGTCTACAGTCTGCGCGGTCACGGCCAGCGGTGCCAGAATCAGCGCATCGCCGCCAGTATGTCGGCAGACCTGCCGCGCCCATTCAGCTTGCATGGCGGTCTTGCCCGATCCGCACTCCGTGAACAGTGCAAACTTGCCAGCGTTCAGCGCCCGCGTAATGCTTTGCCGCTGGAAGCCGAATAGCTTGCCGTTCAGGTCAAACTCTCCGGAAATTCCGGATGGTTGCGGCTGCACGTGCTTGCCGTCAAGAAACGCACGGTAGCCGCTCACGCCCGCCCCCCATACCCCGTCGCCCAGCGCTGCACGCTGGTAACCCCGTGTTCCCACTCCCCGCCCGGCCCGCGTAGCCCCGGCCACGCTTGCGCCACCACCTCCGACACCCGCTCCTTCGCCACCTTCCGCCGCGCCGCAACGCCGCCCGCTATCGCGCCATTCGCCCGCTGCCGCGACGAGCACTTATCACAGAATCGCGCGTTCTTCGATCGATGCGCGATGCTGGCGCCGCACGGGCATTTTCGCGCCGCGTTGGCTTCCGTGGCCAATACCTCCCGGCATGGCTTGCACGCCGCGTGCCGCTTGTCGTTTCCGACGAGCACGCAGTTGCACACCCGGCAAGGTTGCGCTGTGCGGGCACGGGCCGCGGCTTGCTCCGCGCGTCGCTCAATTAATCCGCAGTCGCGGCAGATTGCCCGGCCTGGCTTGTACCGGTCCGCCTCCGCCCATAGCGGCGTTTCGCATTTCGGGCATGGGTCGCCCGGTGTCCATCGTTTTCTCATTGCTCCCTCTTTCGTTCAGGCCGTCGGCATTGGCCTGGTTGTTAAAATTTCCAGTCAATCATTTTGGCTTCGGCCGCGGCGATTGCCAGCGCATCGCTCCCGTAATCCTCGTGTAGCCAATTCCCGGCCCAAACGACATACCACCGGTGGCAGTCATAAACGACGCTCCAATCAGCGTTGAAACGCCAAGTTTTCGCGTCGCTTCTGCTCCAACCCCACTTCATTCGCTGCCTTCGTTCTTTATTGCGTCCCGCTCATCAGCCTCATACTGCGCGCCTTCGACTGCCCAGCGCTTCCGCTGCTCACGCGGCGCTGTCTGGTACTCGTCGGCATAGACGCGCTCCAGTTCAGCGATGCGCGCGAGTTGCGGTGATAGGCGGGTCATGCGCGGCGGTCCTTCTCCCACTCGGCCCGCACGGCGGCCACCCACTGATCGCTCGTCCATGCGGCTTCAGACTCCTCCCGCTGTACGCGGATGGCTTCGCGGTGCGGCTCGTTGTCCTCTGTGAACCACCAATGCA